GTAAGTTCAAACTTATACGTTGGTATGAACTCAATGGAAGATAACAATCTTCAATTGATGAGATTACAAAACAATTCGGAGTTATTCTTCTTCAAAGGTTTAATGAAGTACGACACGCAGTATGGTTTTAGTGACCAAATTGCATTATACACTACATTAACAACTGGCGATTTTCAATAACATCATCCTACGAGTTACGCGAGGATGGTGGGCGAGAATTACGCGAAGATGGTAGTAACGAATTACGCAACTAAAAATGGCAAAAAGTAAAAACAAACAAAAGGCGCAGGTTGAGGTCGCATCGGAAGTTGAACAAACAACCGAGAGTGTGCAACAACCTGCACCTTTATTTGACTGGGATGCATACCCAAAACAAAAGCGAATATTTATTGACAACGATGGCGTTGTTCATAGGGATGCGTTCAATGTGATGGGCAAATATGTTTCAGTCAATGGCAAAAAAGAAATTGCAACAATCATTGAACGACCTTAAAAAATCAAAATGGCATTAAACGACATCACTATAAATTACGGACAAGGTGGTCTTGGTCGTGCGTTGGATGGGGAAGATTATTATTCGGGTATTTTATTTTATACGGATAACAACCCATTGAACAACAACTCGAGTCAAGCACAAATATTGTCTTTACAACAAGCCGAGCAACTTGGTATTGTTGGAGATTACTCCGATGAAACACCTGCAACAATTACTTATATTGTTGACACGGCAGGAGTAACGGGCGACACTTTAAAAATTGTTAGCCCCGAGCCAAGCGGATATATAACAATTGCAGACATTTCAATTCCTGCATCCATCACTGGCGATGCAAATGCACAAGCAATTTATATTTGCAACGCAATTAATAACGGAACACGTACACACGGATACACTGCACAACCCGATGGGATTGGCGTAATTATCACGTCACGTGCAGGGTTAGGAATTTATGCAAATGCGCATCGACCTACAATAACGCAAACGGGAAGTTTGGATTTCATTGTTGATGGTTCAACAAACGGGGTTGCATCACAAAAAGCGGTATGGCATTATCACATCAGTGAATACTTTAGAATGCAACCGAGTGGGAACTTACGTGTTTACTTTGCACCATTATCGGGCAACACATTTGACTATGCAGAACTTGGAGTGATGCAAGGAAGTGCAATGGGTAAACTACGTCAAGTGGCAATTTACCTTGCAAATACGGGTGCAAATATTGTTGCAGATATTAATATCATTCAAGGAATACAAACGCAAGTTGATACGCTTATTGCATTACATCAACCAATGTCAACAATTGTTGCACTTGATGGTTATAGCGTTAGCGATTTGACTACGCTTGTTGACTTGGGTGCTTACAATTGTCGTTCGGTATCGGTTACAATTGGACAAGATGGTTCAAACTTGGGTTATAACTTAACCGAAGCAAGTGGGTTTTCAATGACAAATTTGGGTGCAGTGCTTGGTGCGGTTTCTTATTCAGCCGTAAACGAGGACATCGCGTGGGTATCTAAATTCAATATGACAAACGGCACGGAATTAAGCGTTCCTGCGTTTTTAAATACGAACGTTGTTGATATGGTTGGACAAGCAAACTTGTTAAATCAATTGAACAACTATCGTTATTTATTCTTACGCACGTTTGTAGGTGTTGCAGGTACTTATGTAAATGACAACCATTGTGCAATTAGCGAAGCAAATGACTACGCTTATATGAACGACAACCGAGTGATTGACAAATGTCATCGTTTGCTTTATGCAGGTGTGTTGCCGTTCTTGAATGGCACTATCAAATTACAAGCGGACGGCACACTTTCACTTGCAACGTGTGGCTATGTTCAAGGGTTAGCATCGACATCGCTTGACGCAATGATTAGAGCAAACGAGATAAGCAACTACCAAATATTGATTGACCCTGCTCAAAATATACTTGCGACATCTACGCTTGTAATTACGGCAAACATTCAACCAACTGGTGTTGCTCGTCACATCACAATTAATTTAGGATTTGTAACTTCAATTTAAAAAATGGCAACACCACTTATAAACGGAGTCAACTATTCTTGGGCAAACATCACACTATCATTGTTTGGTGTACCCGTTAAAGGAATTACAAAGATTGACTACAACCGAAAACAAACCAAAGAAAACAACTACGGGGCAGGTGCAGAACCTATCTCACGTGGTTATGGCAATATCGAATATGAGGGTTCAATTGATTTGTACCTTGACGAATGGAAAGCAATTTGTAAGAGTGCGCCAAATGGCGACCCACTTGCGATTGCACCATTTAACATCATTATCACTTACGGAGTGAATAGAGCAACGGCAATTGTTGATACCTTACAAATGTGCGAATTTATGGAAGACCCTCTTTCATCTTCGCAGGGGGATACAAAAATTGTTGTAACTATTCCGTTAGTTATCGGAGGAAAAGTATCTTTGTAAAAAAAGAATACTTATGTCACAAGAACAACTTAACGAAAAAGCACAAGCACTGGCATCCGAACTTGGTTTCAAGGTGCATCCATTATCATTCACAAATGGCGAGGGTCAACAAATAGTTGGCTTTCTACGTGAACCAACACGAAGCGCAAAATTGAGTGCAATGGATGATATGATGAAATCGCCAAGTCAAGCAGGAGAAACAATTTTAAATGCTTGTTTATTGGTCGAACATTCAGACCCAAGAATTTTAAGTGATGACGATGTTTATGTAAGTGCAACAATGGACTGCTTAAGTATTTTGAAAGTATATCAAAACGACTTAAAAAAAAAATAGAGTCCTTTCGTATTGACGAAACAAGCCCTGCACTTCTTCAAATGGAGAGCAGGGTTTTGTTTTATACGGGTATTTCTCCCGAGTCAATGACTGATGAACAACTTATTCAAAACCACGAGCGAATTATGTTTGCTCTTAAAGAAAGAGGTGAAGCCAAATGAGTGATGTAATACAATATATCTTAAAGTTGAAAGACGATATGTCGGGCAACTTAAAAAACATTGAAAAAAATACGGATAATTTAAATGATACACTCAAAAAAATGGGTGGTGCAGTGGCAACTTATTTTGCCGTTGACAAAATTGTTGAGTTTGGCAAAGAGTCATTTAAAGCATTTGAAGAAGCCGAACAAAACGCACTTAAACTTGCAACGGCAGTTAAGGTCGCAGGTGGTTCATCAAAAGACCTTGATGCATTAATGCAACAATCGGAAGACCTGCAAAACAAAGGCATCTTTTCGGATGATGCCACGCAACAAATACAAACCCAAGCATTGCAGTTTGGACTTACTGCAAATCAAGTGCAAAAACTTACTCCTATTGTGGAGGATTTTGCAAGTGCAACGGGTCAAAGCGTGGATAGTGCAATGCAAAGTGTTTTAATGGCATCAAACGGGATGATGCGAGGACTTAAGGCATTTGGTATTAATTTGCAAGATACTGGTAGTAAATCAAAAAATCTTGAACATATTATTGGTGCGCTTGGTCAAAAATTTGCAGGTTCAAATGAATTAATTGCAAATACTACAACGGCAGGACAAATAGAGCAATTTAAAAATCAAGTTGATGATTTGCAAGAGTCCATAGGAGAGCAATTAAGTAAAGGATTGATGCAAGTATTACCTTACATTAAAGATTTTATAAGTGTTGTTGCTGAAGGTGTCAAATGGTTAGTTGAAAATAAAACATTGATTGAAGGTGTTGCAATTGCAATTATAGCATACAATATTCAAACAATTATTGCAACTGCATCAACGTGGTTATTAGAAGGGGCAATGATGGCAATAAATGTAGTTGCAAATGCAAACCCATATATGATTATGGTAACGGCTTTAATTTTATTAGTGGCATATTTAAAAAATGCATATGAAAAGTCGGCAGTATTTAGGTCAAATGTTGATGGACTTATTGCAGTATTTAAATCATTTGCGCCTATTTTAAAAGCAACTGGCGAATTATTAGTTGGTGCATTTACTTTTAACCCATCATTAATAACAAAAGGTGTTGCAGATTTTAAAGAGGGATTAAAAGAGGTATCTGATATTAGTGGAACATTTGAAAAAGCAAAAAACAAAAGTTTACAATTAAGCGCACAAAAAGATTTAGTTGATAAAACAAAAGCAACACAAGGTTCAACAACAAATGCATTAAAAATTGACAACACAACTGCAAAGTCAAGCAAAGCAAGTGCAAGTAGTAAAGTTACTGGCTCAAAAAACACCACGATACAAATAACCATTCAAAAGTTCATTGATGGAGGTATTAACATAAGCACCACGACATTGAAAGAGTCAGCAAGTGAAATGCAAACAATGATTGCAAAAGCATTATTGAATGCCGTGAACGATGCTCAATTAATTAACACGCAATAAAAATGGAAAACTACAACATTGATAAAAATCAAGCATTGACCGATGTATCAAAAGCAGGTCTTTATGCAGGGGGTATCATCATCAATAATGCATTGCAAGGTTCACGTGTGCAACCTAATTTGTACAATGGCAGAATTGACCAAAACTACACACCCGATGAACCCGTTGCAGTGTCAATGCTTGGAACACCCGTTTATAGCAACCTCGATATACAAGGCGGTACTTATACCGACAACGATGGTAATACCATTAACTATCCAAGCGTCACACTTGATGCAGTTTTATTTGTGGTTACGCAAAGCAAAAACATTGTCATCACAAACGTGCAAGGTCGTAATGGTTCAATCAAGGAATATATAAGTGACGATGACTACAATATCACTATTACTGGTATCATTGCAGGGGGCAATAATGTTTATCCAAAAAATGAAGTTCTTGCACTTAAAAAAGTTCTTGACTCGCCCGTTGCCATCAATGTCAATTCGTGGTTTTTAAATCAGTTCGGGGTGCATTCGTTTGTTGTT